GTCAAATTGACTAGGTTGTGTGCCCTCGCGCACACACGCACGCTCGCGCACACACGCACACACGCACGCTCGCGCACACACGCACGCTCGCACGCTCGCACGCTCGCGCACACACGCACGCTCGCACGCACGAACGAACAAATGCTATAGACAATAACATAGCCCCTTTACCCCCAAAGCTTCGCGAAGATTTATTATGCTATCGCGTTCACGAATTTTTCAGATTTTGAGAAAAGTAAAATTAAGATTTCTTATAGTTGACGCAAAGCTTACCTCTCTGGTAAAATATCAACGGGTCTGGTTTTACCATCAGATACCTCCTGATGGAGGATAGTTACTTGCCTTGCTATCCTCCGTTTTTTATTATTTGCATCTTGACAATTTATAATCTATTCTATTCAAATGGAACAAAACTTACCTGCCAAAGAAATTAAGACAATCACTTTGTACAACCAAAAAACTAATCAGTATGAGGTTTGGAATCCCTTCACTGGCGATCTGGTATCCACGTCTGCTGACTCTGCGTTAAAAGAGGACATGGCGAAAGGATTCACTGAGGAGAAAGCGCAAGCTATAGCTTCTTTGGTACGAGAGGGAAATAGTTTTCCTAAGATTTCTAGGATGCCTAACATGCCATCGTTGCAGATTCTCTATTACTGGAAGAGGAATTTTGAGGTCTTTGCTAAGTTGGTAAAGGAAGCTAGAGAGGATAGAGCTGATTTGTTGTTTGAGAAGTATATTGATCTTGCGGAGAATAGTGATGAGTACAGTGAGGCTGAGATGCGAGCTGTGAAGACGAAGGTGGATGCTTGGCGGTATGCTGCTGAGAAGCTTGCGCCGAAGGACTACGGGAATCAGAAAGAGAGAGATGGTGGTGATTCAGCTTTACAGATTTCCATTTACACTGGTATCGTTAGAGATGAACCTGTGACTGTTACTGTGAACGATCAAGAGGTGAGTGATGGCTAAAGATGCATGGGATAAATTTTTGGATCAACTTGCGAATCTACGGAAGACTGATAATAACGAAGCTCTTAGGCAATATGAGATATATGAAAAAAGATTGGATGCTGTAAAAAAAGCAAAATACGCCTCTGAGTTAGATAAGTCTGATGCTATAAGAAAAGAAGCCTTGAAAATGAAAAGAGAGTTTAATAAAACTGGAAGTATAAAATCAGGAGGCGCAGCTACAGTCGCAGGCTTATCGCGTGTGGCAGGTGCAGCAGCGTTAGCTTTATATCCTTCTAAGCTTGGCGAGGGGGATGATAACGTAGATGGAATGAAGGCAAATGATTTCTCACAGTATGGGGAAAAGGCTGATCCTATGAATGAAAAAGATTTATACTTGCAGCAACGCTCAGATTCTCCTATTGGGCAGTTTCAGGAGGGCGGTGATCCTGCATTTCTATTGGACTTGGATAGGAATGAAATGGGTTCTGGACGTGAGCCTGCGAGTGATCCTATTAACAATTGGGATTATTTAAGACAGAGTGGTCAGCTTGAGTCTGCGCATGAGCGTATTAAACGAATCAATTTATATACACCTTCTCCTAGTGAGATTCCGTTAAAAGAAGCGGCAGATTCTAGTTATTTTAAAAGAAGTGAAGTTAGATATTAAAAAAAGAATGACCCCATTGCTAACGAATATCGTAGAGTCAAACAAAAATTAAAAGAAGAAACAGTACCTAAAATCTTGGTGGAAGAGTACGGTAAAGATAAAGCTTATGATATGATCTATAAACAGATGTTAGCAGAAGAAATTAATAAGCAGGAAAATAAAAGTAAAAAATACCCTAAGAGAGGTAAATAGTGTTATTAGATTTAGGATATAGACCTAGATTTTTCCAACAGGTATTGCATCAATCCCTAAAGAGGTTCAATGTCCTAGTATGTCATAGACGATTTGGCAAGACAATTTTTGCTATTATGGAAATGATTGACAGAGCGTTTAGAAATCCCTTGCATAATCCTCAATATGCGTATATAGCACCGACGTTCTCGCAAGCTGAGCGTGTTGTTTGGACGTACTTGCAGGACTATCTTAGGAAAGTTCCGGGTTTTAAATCGAATCAACAGAAATTAACTATCACTATTCCTAGAAAAGATAAGGGTGATGAGATTAAGTTCATGCTACTTGGTAGTGAGAATCCAGATTCTATCCGAGGATTATACTTGGATGGTTGTATTCTGGATGAGTATGCTCAGTGTGCGACTAATGTATGGGGGGAGATTGTTCGACCTTTATTAGCTGATAGAAAGGGATGGGCTATATTCATAGGTACTCCTAAGGGGCAGAATCATTTCTATGATATGTTTAGTAAAGCGCAAGCTTTGTCTATGAGAGAGGATACAGACGATTGGTTTACTGCTGTATATAAGGCGAGTCAGACTAAGGTGATTGATGATGAGGAGTTAAGACAAGCTAAGATGGAGATGAGTGACGAAGAGTTCGAGCAGGAGTTTGAGTGTTCGTTCTCTGCTGCTATGACAGGTTCCTATTATGGGAAGTATATGAGGCAGTTAGAGGAATCTGATCCTCCACAGATTACTAGAGTGCCTTATCAGAGGCATGCTTTAGTTAATACGTATTGGGATTTGGGGATTAATGATACTACAGCTATATGGTTTATACAAGAGATAGGTAATGAGTTTCATATAATAGACCATATGGAGTCTTCTGGTGTAGGGTTAGACTACTATGCTAATCAGTTGCATAAGAAGGATTATGCTTATGGAGAGCATTGGTTACCTCACGATGGAGCTGCTAGAGAGTTAGGGACAGGGAAGAGTAGACAGGAGTTACTTCATTCGCTTGGTATCAAGTGTAGGATTGCTCCTAAGCTTGGGATAAACGATGGTATTTCTGCTGTTAGGACTATACTGAATCGTTGTTGGTTCGATAGAGTTAGGACAGAGAGGGGTATTATTTGCTTGAAGAACTATCAGAGGAAATGGGATAGTAAGAATAAACTGTATGCAGATCATCCGTTACATGATTGGACTAGTAATAGTGCAGATGCTTTTAGAACTTTTGGCGTTGCCTATAGACAAAGTAGACCAGTTATACGAAAATCAAATAGAATAGCAGACGCATACTTTAATGCATTGGAGTAATTATGGGGCCAGGATCAGGATATGGAAATTATGGTGGCAGTAATCGTGCAAACAGTACCGCTAGAACTGGATATAGTGCAGGTACTAAGAACCAATCTAATAATAGTTTCGGATCATCTTGGACATCTCTAGGTGATGGGAAGTATAAGTATGGCAATAGTTCTGTTATTGGAATGTTTGATTCAAACGGTAATTTCTCAGCTAGAGCAACTGGAACTTCTTGGCAAGATAGACAGTTAGTAGCATTACTAAATGATAACAGTCCTTTGTATGCTAGTGAGATTTCTAAGTTGAAAGAGAGTTACATGTCTACTGCTAATAAGCCTAAAGCAGAATCTCTATCGCAAAGCGAACTTGAAAGGCGTACGTTTCTAAAAGAGCAAAGGGCTGCTATGTTGAAAAATAGTAAGACAGCAGGTGATCTATTTGCTACAAGTTTGATGAGTAAATCTTCTTCACTATTGGGGATGTAATGGATAAATTAGCTGAAAAAATTTGTAACAAATATAAAACATTAGCAACCTATAAATCTAATTGGGAAGGACATTGGAAAGAAGTTTCCTATTATGTTGTTCCTAAGAAGGATGAAATATATGGATCGTATAGTGACGGCGAAAAGAAGCAGAATAAATTGTATGATGCCACAGGGGTACACGCTAACGAAATGCTTGCGGCTAATTTGCATGGGATGCTTACTAATCCCTCTTCTGTTTGGTTCGATGTTTCTTTTGGTAATCCAAAGATTGATAGCAGGGACGACGTTAGAGCTTGGAGACAAGGAGCTGTAGACACAATGATTAATGTGTTGAACAACTCTAATTTTCAAACTGAGGTACATGAGATTTATGTTGACCTTGGTGGATTTGGAACTGGTTGTTTACGAATGGAAGAAGACGATCAGGATCACATTCGTTTTCATGCTAGACCAATTTACGAAGCATCTATTGCTGAAAATTACAAGGGAATAATTGATACTGTTTATTACGAATATGAACAAACACTTTATCAGATCAAAGAGCAGTTTGGGGAAGAGGTCTTCGATGAAGACATGAAGAAAGATTACGCTGCTGATATGTTAAAGAAGGAGAAAATATTACATGCAGTTGAACCGAGAAATGTGGAATTTGGCAAGAAATCTGTTCCTACTAATTTACCTTTTGCTTCTTACCATATCCTATTAAGGAATAAAAGATTATTGAAAGAATCTGGCTTCCATGAGAATCCATATGCTACTCCTAGATGGACTAAACTTTCTGGTGAAATGTATGGTCGTGGGCCGGGCATGAAGGCACTTGCTGATATAAAGATGTTAAATAGTATGAAGCGAGTAACTATCGAAGCTGCTCAGCTTTCTGCTTTTCCTCCTCTACAAATGCCTGATGATGGCGTAGTTCTTCCTCTTATATTCAAACCTAAGGGAATTAATACATACAGAGCTGGCTCTAAGGATAGAATTGAACCAATACAAACTGGTGCGAATATAGGTTTATCTGAACAACTGATGGAGAACACTCGTAATCAGATTAAAGAAGCTTTCTATATTGATCAAATGGTTACTCCTAATAATGATCGTATGACTACTGTAGAAGTATTTCAGCGTAAAGAAGAACAACTTAGAACGCTTGGCCCTATACTAGGACGTATGCATCATGAGTTCTTACGACCGCTAATTGAGCGTTTGTTTGGAATACTATCAAGAAAAGGATTAATACCTCCTCCACCTGAAGATTTAGCTGGTGGCGAGTATTCTGTTAAGTATACTTCATTGGTTGCAAAAGCACAGCGAACAATGGAAGCAGGTAACTTCTCTAGGGCTATGCAGTTAATAGCTCCTATAGCGCAAGCTCAGCCTGAATCTCTAGATTATATTGACGGAGATGAGGTTGTGAAGTATTCTGCTGATGTGTTTGGTGTTTCAGCTTCTATTATCAGGGACGATAAGGAAGTTGATAAAATGAGAAAAGCTAGAGCAGAGGCTCAGCAGCAGCAAATGCAACAAGCGGAGCAGATGCAACAGGCAGAGATCGCTAGCAAACTAGCTCCTGCAATACAGTAAAAGGTGTAAAAATGAAATTTCTAGACACTCTACTAAAGAAGAAGGATAATACTATCGCTTATCAAAGACTCTTTGATTCAATTGATGGCAAGAAAGTATTACGTGATTTAATGAAAGGTTGTCATTTCTTTGATACTACATTCACAGGAGATGCAACTGAAACAGCTTATCGTGAAGGGGAACGTAGTGTTGTCCTTCGTATTCTTAAAATATTAAACCTCGATCCTCGTGAATTTGATAAGATCATGGAGGGTAATCAAGGAGTAAACCATGACGACCGAGAACGCTTCAGCGACTAACACCAGTATTTTAAACACAGCAGACCCAGCACCAGCAGGTGATCCAGCTCCAGCAGGTGATCCAGCACCAGCTTCTTTTGTAGAAGAAGGATGGCTTAAAGGTGTGGAGACTGACATTGTAAACGATCCTGCTTTTAAAGCTATTAAGGATTTACCTTCATTGGCGAAATCTTATGTGCATGCGCAAAGATTGATTGGAAAAGAGAAAGTAGTTATTCCTAATGAGAAATCTACTGATCAAGATTGGAAGAATTTTTATTCTAAGATCGGATTACCTGCGGAAGAATCTTATGCATTAGACATCAATCCAGAAGAATCTGTATTGGGAAAAGAAGCTGTAGAGCAGTTTAAGAAGATAGCTTATGAAAATAATCTATTGCCTAAACAAGCAACGCAAGCTTTGAAATTTGTTGAACAGACTTTAGCAGATAGAAATAAAGCTCAAGCTGAGCAAGCTGACGAGATTCTTAAACAAGAATTAGCAGGTCTTCAGGAAGAGTGGGGTAATGATTACCCATTGAAAATGCATCAAGCTAAACGTGTTATCAACATGTTTGGGGACGATAACTTCAAAAAATACATGGATGATTCAGGCTTAGGTTCTGACGTAAACTTCATTAAGCTAATGAACAAGATAGGCGCAAGCTTGAAGGAAGACAACTTCCAGACTGATGTTGTCGGACATCTTGGTATTAGTCGTGATGATGCTCAGAGACAGGTTGATTCCATCTTTGGCGACGTTAATGGGCCTTACTATGATATAAATCATCCAGCTCATACTTCCACTGTGGATAAAGTAAATAAATTATTTAAAGTTTTATCTGGAGAAGCTTGACATCAATAAACCTTATGGATTATCCTAATATCGTACCAACACGATTTTTTGGATAATCCGCAAGGAACCTTCAAGAAAAAGTTGTGGCAGACCTCGCTGGGATAATCTGCGGTGCGTAAACGGTAACTATAACTTTTTAACTTGGAGAGCAATATGTCTAATCAAATTTCTACATCAATGGTGAATCAGTTCTCTGCGAACATTTATCATTTAGCGCAACAAAAAGAATCTCGTCTATATCCTTTAATTGGACGAAAAGAAAAGCAAAATTCAGAAATCTCTTTCTACGATCGAATTGGTTCTGTAGAGCCTATGGAGAAAGTAGGACGACACGAAGACGTTGTTTATAGCAACACACCATATTCTAGACGAGCATTGTCTCTTAGAACTTGGTACTTCGCTGATCTAGTAGATGATGAAGATAAAGTAAAAATTATCCACACACCTGAGTCTGAGTATGCTAAAGCTGCTTCTATGTCTCTTGCTCGTCAAATTGACGATGTAATCATTGATGCTGCTCTTGGTTCAGCTTATACAGGTAAAGCAGGAACTACTGCTGTTAGTTTAGCTAATGCTAATAAAGTTGCTGGTTTCGATGGAACGACAACTACTGGTGTTGGTCTTAATATTAAAACATTGAGAGCTGTTAAGAAGAAGTTCAATCAGAACGAAATTGATATGGAGCCATTGTACTTTGTATATAGCTCTGAGCAATTGGACAACCTTTTAGCAACAACTGAAGTTACTAGTGCAGACTATAACACAGTTAGAGCTTTGGTTAATGGACAGATTGATACTTTCATGGGTTTCAAATTTATCCGTATCGAAAGACTTCCTGTAACAACTGCTGCTACAACATACAATGATGAAACTGGAGCCGTTGGTTCTGGTGATGGAACATTGGCTGCTGGAGCACGTAGATGTTTCGCTTTCGCAAGCTCAGCAATGATCTTCGGAACAGGAATGGGAATGGAAACAAAGATAGACAAATTACCTTCTAAACACTACTCTACTCAAGTGTACGCACGCTTGATGGTTGGAGCAGTTCGTATGGAAGAAGTAAAAGTTGTTGAAGTTCTTTGTAACGAGTAATTAAATAAAACGGGGGAGTAGCGATACTCCCTCATATTAAGGAGATTTTATGACAGCTACTACAATGTATATGGAGAATCACCAGAAAGCATACAATGACTTTCCTGCTGACAAGTGCGGCGTTGGTGAGAATATTGGAAAAATTCACGTTTCTTACGACAAGTTCACAGTAGATAATGCTACACATGGTGAATTTGAAGTAGGCGATTTACTTTATGGCCCTAAGATTCCTAGTCAAGCTAGAATTTTAGATGTTATCGTAACATCAGAAATTTTAGGAACAACTGGAATTTTCTCTGCTGGTTGGTTGACAAACGGAACAGAAGCTACTGACACCGACGGTTTCATCGATGCGATCGATGCTGGTGGACAAGCTGTAACTGAGAAAATGACAAGTGGTTTAGCTGGAGCTGCTGGTCAGTTTATTAAGCTAAGTGCTGAGACTCAGTTCGTTCTTGCTTGTACTGAAGCTTCTACATCAGCAGATGGTAAAGTAATAGAAGTTGCAGTTGTATACGCAATGGCGTAATATCTAGGTATCATTTCCTCCTATGAGATGATAGCAGTTAGGGTGGGTTTCTTTCATTTTCCTGCCCTAACTTTTTTAAGGAGAGGACTATGACTACTAGCGTTAATATCTGTAACTCAGCTTTGTTCCATGTGGGAGCTGAACAAATTACTTCTTTGTCTGAGACTAGTAAAGCGGCAAAACTTTGTAATGCTAAATACGATATTGTTAAGAAAAGACTATTAGCTAGTCACCCTTGGAATTTTGCTTTAGTTAGAACAGAATTAGCTAGGCTATCTGCTTCTCCTGCCTTTGAATGGACTTATCAATTTCAGTTACCTGCTGATTGTCTTAGAGTTTTAAGTATAGATGAGAATGAAGATGGAAGAATTGAATTTGTCATAGAAGGCGACAAGCTACTGTGTGATGAGAGTAGCGTTAAAATACTATACATTTCTAATGTAGGTGAAGGTTATTTTACTCCTCACTTTTCAGAAGCACTTTCAATAAAATTAGCTGCTGATATAGCGTACGCTATGACCAATAGTACAAGTTTATCCGATGCATTGTTTGAGAAAGCGAAGCAAGAATTAGCTTTAGCAAGATCATTCGATGGTCAAGAAGGAAATAAGAATCGCTACTATGCCGATACATTTACAGATGTGAGGTACTAATGCGGTATAATACCCATCAAGCACATTTTGGAGCAGGTGAACTAGGCGAACAATTTATCAATAGAGTTGATCTTCCTCAATATAAGAATGGATTACAAGAGTGTGAGAACTTTTTTCCTACTCCAGTGGGGTCTATGTCTTTTAGAGAAGGGTTACGCTTTAAATGTAGAGACTTGTATTCTTCTTCTGCTACGACAAACAGATATAATCAATTTAATTCTGGGCTATTTCCATTTATAAAGCGTGACGGATCAGAAGCTTTAGTACACATATACCCTGTAACAACATCACCTAATGCTATATTTGTTACTTTTTATGATAGTGGATTAAATTATGATACTGATTCTATCGGTGGCGGTGCATTAACTACGGTGCTATACACAAGTACATCAGGTCATGGAGAAGTGGACTCTTTATTTGATTTTTCAGATGCGCACTATGCGCAAATAGGAAGTGTACTTATAGTAACGCAAGCTGATGGTTTATGCCCACCTATATTTGCATTTGAATCTCCAAGTACATCGTATGAAGCTGTGTTCTGGGGAACTGCTGGAGCATCTACTAAGCTTTGGAATATCAAAGAATATATTAAAAGTATTCCATTTAGTAAATATAATAGTGATGAAGATATATATCTAGCTATGGACGCAGCAGCATCTGTTACTGACTATACTGTGTTATCTTCAGTAGAGCAGAAAACAGTAACAGCGTATAATGCAGCTAATACTCCTATATCAGATTTTTTCACTCCAGAACAAGAGGGTGCTTTTTATAGATTAGTAGATCAGACAACAGAAAAAGAAACTATTATTCAAATAACTAACATAGGTACTGGTGCTACTTCTGCTTCTGCGTCGTGTACTACATTTATAGGATTTGCATCTACTTTAGCTGGTACAGGAAATAAAACAAATGAATGGGCAAGATCAGCTTGGAATCAACTAGACGGATATCCTAGAACTATATGTTACTACAATCAAAGACTATGCTTTGGTGGTACTAAATCTGAGCCTGATAAGATTTGGGCATCCTCTGTTGGGGATTATTTATTATTTTTAAATACTAGACTATTTCAAGATTTATCTGAGGATGCTTCTGGTTTAAATTTTTTCGGAAGTATGACTAATGCTGATGCTTTTGATTTTAGGATAGCTTCGGATAGAGCTAGTTATATTAGATTTTTAGTATCAGCACATAAACTTTTTATTGGTACAGAAAATGGAGAGTTTTTTGTTCATTCTCAAGATGGTGTTTTTGGTAAAGATTTTATCAACGTAGAAAAGAGAAGCACTATAGGCTGCTCAAATGTTATGCCTATACTATTAGATGATTCTATTATTTTTGTGTCCAAGAATAAAAAAGAATTATATAGATATTTTTTAAACGACTCTGGCGATTTTTTTAATGTATTTAGTTTTAACTCTGATATCCTTAGAAAAATACCTGATGAAATTTTATACCCATATTTAGCTGATTCTGATTACAATATAAAAAAGTTAGCATGGGATAAAGTTAGAAGCTGTTTTTATTGTATCACTGAGACAGGTGATATTTTCACTGGTGGTGTATTTTTTAAAGAGGCAGTATCTCTTGCTAGGTTTATTGTAGGAGGAGATTCTATTAATTCTCCTTGGAGTTTAGCACAAACCGCTAAGGCTAAAGATGTAGTTCTTTTTGATAATAAAGCCCATTTCGTTATTGCTAGAACATCTAGTATGTTAAGTGGAACAGAAGGAGATTTGTACAATATAGAATATTTAGATTATCCATATAAAGCTAATGAGCTTATAAATTATTCAGATGAATTGACAGATAAACCTATTTTCCTAGATGGGGCGCAAAGCTTTGATATGCCTCTGTATGATTCAGGAGCAGATTTTACAATAGATATTGCTGCTACTGTAAAGCACTTAGTTTTTACAGAAGATCATTTCTATTATTTAGGTCAAGCAGTTCAGCTATCTACTACAGGAACTTTACCAACGGGATTATCTACAGGAACTACTTACTACATTAGTAACTATTATCCATATGATAATGGAATAGGATTTAGAAGGACTTTTCTTTTATATACTACATTAGCTGATGCTATAGCTGATACAAATAGAGTTTCTATTTCTTCAGCGGGTTCAGGAACGCATACCTTAACAGCAACTATTCCTGACTTGAATACCAAGATAACTACTTTTGCTGGATTTAATAATCTGATAGGGCAAAATGTTTCTTACCTAGCAGATGGTGTGTATGGAACAGGCTCCATTGGTTCTGATCCTAGAGGAATTTTAACCTTAACAACATCTGCGGCAAAAGTAATAGTAGGTTTACCTTATGAAGGCTTCCTTAAGACAATGCCTATAGAAGGTGGTGGACAAGGTGGTGTTTCTAGGGGCAATATAACTAGAGTTGATAGAATAAATGTTTCATTTTATAAAACATATTCAGGAAAGTACGGATCAGACGAGAATGATATGCGATCTATACCGTTTGATGGGGAATTATTCACAGGCGATAAGACCTTGGATTTCCCTGTTAGTCCTGATAGAATTATAAATGTGATGATAAAACAAGATCAACCGCTTCCTATGACTGTGCTTGGCATGACCATACGAGGCGTATCAAACGAGGGTTGATATGGAACCAATAACTGGTGTGATTATAGGCTCTACCTTATTGAGTATGTACTCCCAATATCAAGCTGGGGAAGCTAGAGCAGATTCTTTAGAGGATCAGAAAGCACTAGGTTTGATGGCAGCAAATGAGACTTTACTACGAGCAAAGTTTAATGCTGACATGACTATTGCTGAAGGTAGAAAGATACAGGGTGAGCAAAGAGCTATTTATGCTGGAATGGGAGTTGATGTAAATACAGGTTCTCCTTTAGATATGGCACACGAAACAGCCTATAATGCATTTAAAGAATCTAAAAAGATTATGCGCGAAGCTAACTTTAATGCTAGTATGCAGAGAGCTGGTGCTTACGCTTACGGTGAAGAAGCTAATAGAACTAGAACAACTAGCTTACTTAATTCTTTTGATACCGCAGGAAAAAGTTATGCTAAGTATAAATTGGCTACTGGTTGATAAGGAATAGATATGGCTAGATTACCTAAATTTCAAATGTCTGGTGCTAATCAAAACGTACCTGTAGCAAATGTGACAGTAGGAGATTCTGGAAAGACATATGCAGCTTTAGCAAACGTCGCAAAGCTAGGAGCAAACATAGCTCAAAATATGTACGAGGAAAAAGTTAAACTAGACATTACTAATTTTACACTAGCTTCTGAGAAAGAATATAAATTAGCAGCTCAAAATAAAATGGTAGAGTTGTTAAATAGACCAGTTCCTAAAGTACAGGTTCCTAGAGATGTGAATAGCGAAGGAATGTCTCCTGAAGATCAAGCACTATATGCAGATGCTAATGCGGACTTTGGTAAAACTTTCTCTACCTCTGAAAGAAGCTATAGTATTACAGATGAGTTCGCTGAATGGGATAAAGAATATAGAAAACAATTAGGAGATAAAGCTCCTTTTCCTAAAGCTAGACAAAATTTTGATATAAGAGCTGAGCAGTTATCTACAGCTTTTCTATTAGACATGGATGGGAAAGAAACTGCTTTAAAGAAAAAAGAATCTATTGATTTACTGCAATCAGCAGGTAATGACGTAGCTCAGGGATTATTGAAAAGTGCTTTAGAAGCACCTGAAGATCAAAATATCGAGGATGCCGAAGAAGCATTTATGCAGCACTCTCTTACTTTAGAATTAGGCACTAAGCATCTTTCTCCTTTAGAGATAAAGACAATTGCTAAAGATCAATTCAGTAGAGCTTTCACAGATTTTCACATGGCTACCGCTTCTCAGGGAAAAATGACAGCTACTCTTGCTGGTATAGATATTAATCCTGACTCTCCTATGTTTAAGGAATATGCTAAAAAGAGAGGCTACGAAGTAACTAAGAGTAAAGATAATAGTCAAGTTGTTATTAGTAATAAAGTAGAAGGATTAAAGCAAACAATAGAAATGCCTGTTATTGGTGTTGACTCAAAAGGTAAAGCTAGAACTGAATGGTCAGGAGCATCATACTCTGACTATATATCTCCTAGAAGTAAAATGACTATCTTAAATACTTTGTTTAATAAACTAAAAGAAAACAAAGCTAATAAGAACAGAGCTTTATTTGAGCGTGTAAAAAATGTTGCTAAATGGACGACTACTACAAATGCTCAAGACCCTAGAAATTCTATGCTAAAAGATAAAACTTTAACTGAAGTTTATTCAGCAATTAGCACAGCCGATATTGATCCTTTGGATAAAAGTAAATTAGCTTCTTCTATTTATGTAAGTAATATTGTAGGTAAAGCTGCTAAGAATATGCCTAGCTGGAGCGATAGAGAGTTTATGCTTAATATGGATTTTGCTCTTTCTGATATAGGAGTGAATCTACCTGCTTTTATCGAATCAATAGCACCAGATACTGTTGGATTAAATACTGCTCCTGAAGCTATGGCAGTTGCTAAAGATGAATTTAAAAATATGATGATTAGTATGCGCAATTCTTTTAAAGCAGAATTAGCTAAAGATGGCGCATCCTATGCTATTAAGTATGACCCTGCTACTAGAAAAGCATATTCTGAATTACAGAAAGCTAGAGCTACTAGAAATATTCCTACGATAAACACAGCACTACAAATGTATAAAACAGCTCAAAAAGCTTTTCAAACTAAAGTAGGACAGAGTGCTAAAGATTTTAAATACTACACTGATGAAGAAGTTAATTCTGTAGCTATTGCTGTAAATCAATTTGCTAAAAGTTTTAAACGTGATGAAGGAAAATTACTGCAAGCAAACACAATGATTAATGATTTAACTGCTGGCGATTCTGATTTCGTTGACCAAATCAATGATGCTGGTGGTGACGCAGATGTTTTAGCAACTGTGTATAGTTCTAGTAATCCATACGCAGTTACTAATATGGCAAATCTAACTGTTAATCGTGATGAGATAATAAAAAATTACGATGCTACTACTAAGAATGAAACTATGAAAAGCCCAAGGATAAGAGAGAAAGTTGCTCGTGATCCTGAAGTACAAGCCATGATAAGCGGTATGGGTTTAAAAAATACTAGAGTTAGTAATGCATTACTAAATAATATAGCTTCCTATGCTATGCTACAAAAAACTGTTAGAGATACTCCTATAGAACAAGGCATAGAGGCAGGTAAAAAACTTTTCGGTAGAGAAAATTTCTATGTTGCTGCTGGTTCAAATGGTGGAGCTATCCTATTTCCTAGAGCTGTAGTAGATGCTACTGGTTTCAAGGGAGAGAATCTTCCTTATCTAGAAGGGTATATAAAAAATTACAAATTACCTGAAGTAAAAAACGTAAAGTTTTCTCCATCAGAAGAAGCAGCTTTTGGATTATTAGGAGTTCCAAGAGATCAGCAATTCGCAAAGCTTATAAATAGTAATCGGTTTGATATATTTACTAGTAATAGAATCTACATGCAAGCACATGGAGCAGCTTCAATTATAGTTATGACAAAGAATAAAGTTGGTTCAGTTACTCCTGTTATGGTAGAAAATCCTGATGGTTCTCTTTCTCCATTAACTTTTAAATTAGCTGATTTTAAAGAAGATAAGAATTTTATCAGAAATGTTAATGAGAATAAAAATTGGTTGGGTGGAGAGCTGGAAAAGGTAGAATCTTTAAAAGCTCCTACAAATGCTATGGAAGCAAAATATGGAAGATAATTTTATAGCAC